CGGCGGCACTCATGCTTCGGCCGACAAAACAGCAGCTTTTGCTTGCTCAACTGGCTCTGTTGCCGGTGTTGTTTTATATGATGAAGGGTTCATTGTTTTAACTGGTTCCTGGCCACTTTCAAGAGAAGCCATAATATTGGTTCCCGGTAAACGCAGCGGCTCCGCCGAAGACGGTGAAGTATACCCCGGAAATTCAGGACAATATTATCCCAGATGGTGGAATTGGGGTGCTGGAATGAACGATGGAGCAAACAGTTCGTCGATGGACGGTATGTTTAAGTTAGCCCCAGACGGCACGCAGGCTGTAGGTAGTGACTATCGCAACCATCAGTTTAGTTCCGCATCGTTTGGCTTGTCATTTCAGGGCACCACCAATACGCAAGTGGTAACAATGTTTGCAAACGCAAGACGTGGAGAAGTGAACTATTCGAATAATCCAACATTCTTACAATACAATCAGCCTTTGCTAAGAAAAACCTCATCATTTGTTTACGAAGAAAATCCCAATAGATTAATAAAAAATACCGTTAGCTCAAGCTTCTCAGATCATTCAGCTTCGTTTCAGAGACAGGTTTATGTATCGAGAGTGGCAATATATGATGCTAATAAAAACCTTATTGGTGTGGCAACATTAGGAAATCCGATAAGAAAAAGAGAAGACGAAGATATAACCTTTAAATTAAAACTAGACATATAGTATAATATCAATTATGGTTTTGGGAATAGACATATCTACAAGCATCACTGGTTTTGCTGTCGTTGGCGACGGCCAGCTACTTCATTATAGCTCTGTTGACTTGCGAAAACACAAAGGAATTTTTGAAAAAGCTAATTTCTTGAAAAAGTACATTGAAGATTTATTTGAAAATTATCAACTCGATCAAGAAGACTCGCTTCGATGGGGCGCGTCTGAGTACCCAATAGAAAAAATATACATAGAACAACCACTTCACATGTTTATGAAGGGGAAGTCTTCAGCAAAAACACTATCAGCATTGATGACATTTAACGGTGTAGTTTCGTGGCTTGTATATGAGATGTTTGAAATCGAGCCAAAATATCTCGCAGCCACCAGTGCGAGAAAGCATTGTGGAATTAAAGTTAAACGCGGAGAAAAATCAAAAGAGGTTGTATTACAGCATCTTTTAGATAATGAGCCTGCTTTTAAGATATCTTACACAAAATACGGAAATCCAAAAGCAGAATCTTACGATCAAGCAGACGCGATAGTGATAGCGAAAGCAGGCGATATAATTGAAAAAGGCATAGAAATAACTGAAGGATAATATATATTTATGTGGATAAGACACATCAACAAAAAATTATCTTCGGAATTGGAGATATAGTTGAAGAATCTGCGCTGCTAGTTCCACCCGGAAGAAAACCGTGGAAAGGCATAGTGGTAAAAGTAGAAAAAGACGACTACTTCTCAGACATAGACGGTACGTTTCCAGGATGTTCAGTAGAAGTATATTGGCCATCTCAGGGATATTCAGAACATTTACCGTCAGATGTGGTAAAATTAATAGAGAAAAAATCTTGACACTTGTTGTCAAATAGAATATACTGATTAAGTTAATTTCATTAACAATAGGAGAAAAAATGAAAGTACAATTAGGGCATATAGTAAAAGCGCATTACGTGGGTATACTTAACGATGGAACCGAGTTTGATAATTCATATGTTCGCGGCGAACCAATAGAATTTGAAGTCGGTGCAGGACAAATGATTATTGGTTTCGAAAGAGCCGTTATGAATATGGAAGTGGGTGAAACCAAGAAACATGTAACAATTCCATGTCATCAAGGTTATGGTGATAGGAATGAGAATGCGATCCAAGAAGTACCGAGAGCTGCATTCCGGCCTGATTTTGAATTTGAGGCTGGCGGGGTAATTCAAGGTAATGGACCACACGGCCCATTTATCGCCACAATCAGAGAGTTCAATGATGAATCGGTATTCTTGGATATGAACCACCCACTAGCTGGTGAGATTTTGTTCTTTGATATCGAAATAATTTCGATTCATGATCCAACAGCTGTCGAGGAAGAGCCAGTCCTAGCAGAATGGAATAAGTCAATGAAGAAGGCTGAACTACTTGAGGTAGCAAAGACCCGCGGTCTTGGCGTTAATACTCGCTCTACTAAAGCTCAAATTATTGAAGCACTCGAAGCTTAGATCTTAAACTTTATCTTATTGCAATTACCACAATATTGTGCTATGTTGGTGATAGGAGATTAAGTGAACAAAAAAGAAGCCAAAAAGATTCTTCATGAAACTCTTGGGTACTACTCAGATAAGGGTAACGAGTTGCTTTTCACGTGCCCTTCGTGCAATCATCACAAGCGTAAGTTCTCTATTAACTTGGATAAAAATGCTTATAAGTGTTGGGTTTGCGATTATCGCGGTCGTAGTATTAGGCGCCTTATTAGACGTTTTGGTACGTATACACAACTACAGAAATGGGACGCAATATCGCACAGGACAGATCTTGAAAGGTTTGCTGACCTCTTTATGGATCCAGTCGTACCAGAGGGCAAGGAAAAAGTACAACTCCCAGAAGAATTCATAAGTCTGTCTTCTGAGAAAGTACCAGCTACTGGCCTCTATGCAATCAAGTATTTGCAATCTAGAGGCATCACAAAAGCCGATATTCTAAAATGGAAAATCGGCTATTGTTTTAGCGGCGAATACCGCAACAGAATTATTATTCCATCTTTCGACGATAACGGCGATTGTAGCTACTTTATTGCGAGGTCCTATAGTGGAGACTCCTATAAGTATAAAAATCCAAGAGCGTCGAAAGATATAGTGTTTAATGAGCTATTTATTGACTGGAATTCAGACCTAGTATTGGTCGAAGGAGTTTTTGATGCACTGGTCGCAGGAAATGCTGTTCCTATATTGGGTTCAACCTTACGGTCGGGGTCCGAATTATTACGAAAGATTGTATGGAACGACACCCCAATCTACATCGCACTCGACCCCGACGCCGCAGAGAAAGAGCGTCGGATTATTAAGATGCTGCTGGAATACGATATTGAGCTTTATAAGATAGATGTATCTGGATATGAAGATGTGGGCTCAATGTCAAAAGACATATTTGAGGATCGTAAAAACAACGCGGTATTAATCGATAGAGATAACTATTTATTGCTAGATTTACTATCAGCAGTGTAAGGGTTATCAAATGAAGATTACAAAGAAACAACTAAAAGAAATTATAGCAGAGGAAATAGAATCAACCATAAATGAAGGCTCCGTACCGCACTCAGCCCAACATGTCGTTAAAAAGATGATGAAAACAGGAAAAAGTGCCAAGGAAGCACTAAAAAGCTTAACTACTGATCTTTCTGATGAAGAAGCTGAGCGCTGGCTTAAACGTCACAAGGATGAAATGGATAGCGCCAAACAAGGCTTGGCTAATAGCCAAGAAATGAAAGAGGGTGCAGAATTAAAGATTCCAGTTGAAAGGTACGATGCTTTCAAAAGAAAGATTGAACAGTGGGGTATGTTGTTTAACAAATTTACTGGATATACAAGAGATCTAAACAACCAGTCGTTTGATCGAAAAACTGACGGAAAAAGAATAATTAGAATGGCTAACAAACTTGAAAGCGAACTTAGAAAGATTATGAAAGAATTTGATTTTGACGCTAAAGTTTATGATGACGAGCGTTATGCACAACGTCAGAAACTTGATAGGTTTGATGGCGATAGTGAATTTTTCTTAGAAGAAGATAGCAATTGATGAAAATAACCAAAAAACAATTAAAGCAGATTGTTGCGGAAGAGGTAGCTCATAGGCTGTTAGATCAAATTATCGAAGAGGAATTTGAGGCATACCTAACAGAAAATGAGGATCTTGAAGCATACAAGAAGGCCAAAAAGAGGGACTTAGTTTCTAAGGTCAAGAAGGGCCTTCTTTCAACGGCCGCCGTCGGTGCTCTTTTTGGATTACTAAATCAAAAAACGACTGACTACGCAGATATTAAAGCGGCAGAACGCGAAATGGTTTATCAAGCAAATGTTGAAAAAGATAATACAGACGAAGCACAACTACAACAATTTGCAGATCAGCTAAATAACACTGCCCGATATATGTGGGGTGTTGGAAACTCTGGTGCAATGCCTGTCCCTGGTACTGATGGCAAGATAACAGTATTACCCCCAAGCTACAGCTTAGCTGTTCGTGCTTTTTTGGACAAAAAAGAAAACATAAAAAGAGCAGAAGAGGGCAAAGAGCCAATTATGAGGTATGGAGAAATTAATTTAGATAACATTCCCAAGGTTAGCGGAGATTACGACTATAAAGGAACATATGAAGAAAACGTGAAAGACTTTTTTAATGTTTATTCTGGCAAAGACATGATTGATGCTATGAAAGTTGTGCAAAGAGTGCCAGAATTAGACGTTGTATCTGGCACGGGAGCTGAAAAAATGATTGTTATGCTAAACCCAAACAAAATTGATGCCAATTATATCTTGCCTGAGCTTGGTATGACAGCAGCAGATTATTACAATTCTCAGTATGGGACATTTTTGGGTTCCGGAGAGAAAGAGGCATTAGACACTGGCGCACCAGAGCCAGAACTAAAAGAAGGTAAAATTACCTGGAAAAATTATAAAAATCGAAAGAAAAAGCTTGCATAGTCAACATTGACGTGGTATATTAGTAAGTGAGGGCAAAATGGTTTTTGTATTAAACACTATTCTTAGAGCAGTATGTTTCCAATTTGGTTTAGTTTTTGGCACATTTATTGTGCCAATCTTGCTTCATTCTTGCTTTGGGGTGTCCTATATTAGTTAACCGGAGGATATGTGAAATTTGCTCACATTAGCGATACTCACATTAAGAATTTAAAATATCATTATGAGTATCGAGTAGTTTTTGAACAGTTGTATGAAAAACTACAAGAAGAAAACGTAGATTATATTGTTCACACTGGAGATGTTGCGCACACAAAGACGCAAATCTCACCAGAGTATGTCGAGCTATGCGCGCAATTTTTTGAGAATCTTGCGAACATTGCTCCGACGTATGCTATTTTGGGTAACCATGACGGTAACCTAAAAAATAGTAGTCGTCAAGATGCCTTGACACCAATCTTTAACGCGTTGGATCACCCAAACCTACACTTACTAAAAGATTCGGGTGAGACAAACATTGACGACAAGTTCTGTCTAAATGTTTTATCAGTTTTTGATCGTGAAAATTGGATCAAGCCGACTAATTCAGATAAGATCAATATCGCTCTTTATCACGGCTCAATTAGCAACTGCAAGACGGATGTTGGCTGGGTTATGTTAAATGGCGAAGATACGATGGAGATCTTTGATGGATTTGATTTTGCAATGCTTGGTGATATTCATCGTCGTCAAATTCTTGACGAGGCTGGTCGTATTTGGTATGCCGGCAGCACAGTACAGCAGAATCATGGAGAAACCAACGACAAGGGTATTCTTATTTGGGATATTCAAACAAAGGACGACTGGGACGTCGAGCCGATTGTGTTCAAGAATCCAAAGCCGTTCATTACTTTGGAACTCACACCGAAAGGTCGCATGCCCAAGGGAGCGAATGTCCCGGAGGGTGCGAGACTCCGTATCGTAAGTAATAATAATTTACCGCTCAATGTAATGAAGCGCGCAATGGACATTGCAAAACACAGATTTAAGCCGGAAGTTGTTACTTTCCTTAATCGTGCAGCCGGTGAGCGTGGCGATGTCACAGAAATTACTGATAATCTTAAGACAGAAAACTTGCGTGATATCAATATCCAAGAGGAATTGATGGATGAGTATTTGAAAGAGTATCAAGTAGAGTCGACAACACTAGAAAAAGTCTACGAACTCAACAGAAAATATAAGAAAATGGTTGAAGATGAAAACGATATTTCTAGAAATGTTAATTGGAAACTGACTAATTTTGAGTTTGATAACTTATTTAATTACGGGGAAGGTAATAATGTTAACTTTGATGAACTCAATGGGATTACAGGAATCTTTGGCAAAAACTATTCTGGGAAAAGCAGCATTATTGACGCTGTGCTTTGGACTCTTTTTAACACAACCTCGAAAAATGAGCGTAAGAATCTCAATGTTATTAACCAGAATAAAGAATTCTGCCGCGGCAAGCTGACGATTGTTGTCGGACATAAAACTTATACAATTGAAAGAAGTGCTGAGAAATATATAAAGCGCCTAAAAGGCGAAGAAACCCAAGAAGCCAAGACAGATCTAAACTTTGAGGTTTATGACGAGGTACTGGGCGATACGGTATCACTAAATGGATTAAGTAGAATCCATACAGATGCAATTATTAGAAAGCATTTTGGAGAATGCGAAGACTTTTTGATCTCTTCAATGGCTTCGCAGCATGGCGCGCTATCGTTTATTGATGAAGGCTCCACCCGACGTAAAGAAATTATTGCCAAGTTTCTTGATTTGGAGATTTTTGAAAAAAAGTTTAAATTAGCTAAAGATGATAGTACAGATCTCAAGGGCGCTCTTAGAAGGCTGGAATCGCGTAATTATGATGAAGAGATTATAGAAGCAGCCGATTCTTTAAAAACAAAAAAAATAGAACTTGAAACACACAAAGCAGAATGCGAAGAACTAAAAGAAGAAATACAACTAATAACAAAAACCTGCGAAGACCTTCGGAATAGCATTGACGCAATACCAGAAGAAGTAATTAATGTTGTTGATACAAAAAGAGACATCAAAAAGAAAAACATACAGATTTTCTCTTTAGAAAGTGAAAACAAGCAACACAATGCCGATCTATCTGTTAAAAGAGGAATCTCAGAAAAGATAGAAGAATACTTAAACGGCATAAACATAGAGGCTTTATCGGAGCAGCAGCAAGTAATTGAAAATCTGCAGACTAATAAAAAAGAGACTGCAACAGCACTTGAAGCGCTCATTCAGCAGATAGAAGACATTGAACGGAAAGCAAAATTACTAGATGGCATACCTTGCGGAACAGACTATCCGCAATGTAAATTTATTCGAGATGCTAATGTTGCTGTAGCAAATCTACAGCACGTGCAAAACGAACAAGAAAGTACCCAGGTGAACCTAAGCACTATAGATAAAAAAATACAAAGCATGAGGCCAAGCTTTGTTGCAGATCAAATTAGTAAATACGATGCAATTTGCGATAAAAGGCTTTTGACTACAAATGATATTGCTGATTTAAATCTGTCTATTGAGAAAAACAACGCTTCAATTGAGAGATTAAAATATGAGCTTAAGGAGCTAGAAGACAAAAGAAATAAATATGAGGAAAATAGAGAAGCTATTGAAAACTTTGAAGAGTTCACAACTGAACTTGATGCTTGTAATGGTAAACTTGAAAAAAAGCAAAATCAGTATGATGCGTGTCAGGAGCAAATGCTTGAGCTTTATAAAGATGTAGGTTCGTTAGAAAAGAACGTAGAAAATATCAAAGAACAAAAACAGGAGTATTTAAATTTACAGGAGGAATTCTCAGCCTATGATCTTTATATGCGTTGCATGCACTCATCTGGCATTGCTTACGATATTATTAAACGCAAACTTCCAGTCATCAACCAAGAGATTGCGAAAGTTCTAGCAAACATTGTTGACTTTGAAATCTTCTTTGAAGATTCTGGTAAGAAATTTGATATTTTTATCAAGCATCCTAAACATGAGCCTCGCCCTATCGAGATGGCTTCCGGTGCAGAAAAAACTATGGGTGCAATGGCAATTAGATTAGCGCTTTTGAGTGTTTCTTCTTTGCCTAAGAGTGATTTATTCATACTAGATGAGCCCGGTACTGCCCTAGACGAAGAAAATATGGAAGGTTTTATTCGTATCTTAGAACTAATTAAGGTGTATTTCAAAAACGTTTTGTTGATATCTCATCTTGATTCACTCAAAGATTGTGTTGACATGCAAATCGTGATTGAAAAGAAATTAGGATATGCAAAGGTTAACCAATAATGTCTAACGATAACGATAATAATGAGTTCGATTTTCTGCCTCCCGCAGAGCCACCCCCAGCGTTTGTGCAGGAAAAGGATAGTTTTCACGAAGAAGTAGAAGCAGAAGATTTTGGAATGGTCGAAGACTTCGGATTACAGATGGAATACTCTGATGAAGATTTACTCCCTGAGAACACTGCACCTTCTTCACTAAACGTGGGTTTTGTCGGTGTCGGTGGCGGAGGCAACAAAATGGCCAACGCATTTATCGAACTTGGATTTAACAAAACATTGCTTGTTAATACAACAGGCAAAGACATTCCAAAGAATGTCGAAGAGGATCACGTTGTCCTTATTCCCGATTCTGATGGAATTGGTAAAAACACCGAATATGGAAAAGAGGTATTAAGTCAAAATGGTGCAATTATTGAAGATGCTCTCCGCATCAAACTCGGTAAAGTTGATTGGTTATTCGTCCTTGCTGGCGGTGGTGGCGGTACCGGTAGTTCTGTTACCGCTTTGCATTCTGTCTTTGAGCGTTACATGCGCTCTGTGCAATCAAGCGGTAAGGTCGTTTACATAGTCTCCTGGCCCACAGCGCAAGAGAATCTTAACCCAACAATTGCCAAAAATGCTTTAACTCTTGTCAATGATGTTTCAAAACACCCACACATCATTCTCGACAACGAACGTTCCACAAGATTATTACGTGGTAGAATAGGGATGCTAGGAATGTATCCGGTTGCAAATACACAGTTTGCAAAGTCATTAGCTCAAGTTTTAAAACTCTCCGATGAGGATTCACCGATCCAATCTTTCGACAGCAAGGATTTGGAAACATGCTTGAGTAATGATGGCCGAGCCTTCATGGGCTCAACTATGATAAAAGATCCAAATACCGGAAAGCTTGGATCGGTGATCCTTCACAACTGTATGAATCGCTCAGCGTGCCCTCCACCTAAAGGTAAGGCAGGTGCTGGTTCATTGGTGCTAGTTGTGTCAGAAGAGATGGTAGCTGACCCTAAAGTCAGCAAGAATATTGAGTCGGCAATCGCTTATGTCGGCGGTCGATGCGAGACACTTTTCTCTGGCGTTTATGTCAGAAAGAATGTGCCCGGCCTGATTGCGATACTAAGTATGAATGGATTAGCAACATAGGAGATTACAATGGCTAGACGTAAAAACACAAAAAGGATTGATCCTCGTTACTTTTTGAACGAGACAACACACAGAGATGAGATTGAAGAAGGCTTTTCCGGAGGAGATTACTCCGGCGCCGACAGCACTGCCCGAGCAATGGGAAGAGATGATGCGCCGACAAGCACATCGTCAGGTGCTAGAGTACCAGAAGCATATCAGGCGCTAGCCGATAAACTTATTCAACAGGGCAATGATGCTCGCAAAGTAGAGAAGTCAATTAATGCCTGCTCAGAAGAGTCCCTTCAGGGCGGCCGTGATGCTTTTGTAAAATGTATGTATCGTAAAAACACTTCTTCTATCTATGCTATGCAAGATTTAGGAATGATTCCACAACAAAAAGGCGCATAAAAGTGAGAATTTCCAGAGCCAGACTTAGAGAGATCATTAAAGAAGAAGTTACTGTAGCCCTAGACGAAGAAGAAGACGGTACTTTGGAAGATCTTGCCAGTATGTTTGGTGAGTTGGCTCCGGAATTAGACGATATAGTGGCGGTGTTGCAAGACATGCCAGAGGATCAAAAGCAGTTGGCTGTAAAGCAATTGCTTTCTCAGCTTGGCGATGAAGGCGACGTTGAAGGTTTAGATGACCCCCTTATGCAAGGTATTGAGATGCAGAATGAATATGGATTCGGTGGCAAGACCGGCGGCTTGGCTACGGTTGCCGGCCGACAGCTTGGTAAAAGGGACGACGAAAACAATCCTTGGGCAATCTGCACTGCATCTGTCGGGCGCGAAGACAAAGAGAAGTACGAGAAATGCGTCAAAAGTGTGAAAAAGCAAAACAGGAAATAGGATGACGGCACAAACAAAAGCTTTTGTTGATACATGGTTGGAAAAACTAACATCTAGAAAGCTAATGGTGTGGGCGACAGCCACTGCTTTGACTTTTACTGGACATGTAACAAGTGAAGATTGGGTAATTATTTCCGCTATATATATTGGTGGCCAAACCATCATCGACGGTATCGCAAGACTGCGAGGTTATAATGATTAAAAAGCAGATTTTACAATTTGCATTAAAAAACTGGAAAGCAATAGCAATAATATTGCTTCTTATCGTAGTGGCAATGAAGAACCGCCGCGACTATAGTTTGATGCAAAAAGCATATGAAACTCAAGCAGAATCACACACAGCGCAAATTGAAGGCCTGAAAGAGATACATCAACGAGAAATAGAAGAGCAAAGACTACTCGCAGAAAGCCACTTGGAGTCTCTGGCTGTAATCGAAGAAGACTACGAAGATGCGCTACAGATGATTGAGGAGCTAAGAGAAGATAAAAAGGGCAAATATAGGAACAAATTCAATAGCGATCGAGAGCAACTAATTAAAGATATAGAAGATACTTTCGGGATTCAGTATGTTCCTTAAACTTTTATTGATGCTTTCTTTGACGGCAAATGCAACTGAGCCGGCCAAGTTCACTTTTTTAGAATATAAACAACCGGCACCCTTTGAGGGTGTTCTGTTTGATGAATTTTCGATATCAACCATACTATCCGATTACGACATCGCAGCGTACGCATGTCAAATAAGGGTCGATTACGAATTGAAGAAATTGGAAGAAAAACATCGATTTGAACTCGAAGGATTAAAGATAGAACATAAGGCCTTAACAGATGAGTATGATTTATTTATAATGCAGAAAGACAAAGAGATTGACCTACTGGCCAATGCTCTAAAAAAAACTTCACCCCGGCACAAATGGTTATATTTTGCTGGTGGGATCCTAGTTGGTACTGCGGCATCATATGGCGCATATAAGGCATTCAATGAAAGGTAAAGACATAAATAAAATTGCTGCAATAGAAAAAGCCATATCTGAAAAGTATGGGGAAGACACAGTTGCAAATCCCCGTGCCAACTGGGATGAAGAAAAAGAAAAAGAATACCTCTCTCAAATGAAAGACTTTTATAAAAAAATAGATAAGAATGAGCAGTGGCAAAAGAAAGTTGATATAAATGGCATAAAGGTATCAAAAAAACTACTTAATAGAGAATCTTTAGGATGTTGTCCTGTCTGCGAATCCTTTTCAAAGATATCTATGGACGATGTTTGTCTCGCTAAATTTGATTGCTGCAGTAAATGCTATTATCAATATGTCGAAGGCAGAGAGGAAAGATGGTTAAAAGGATGGAGACCAAATGAAAATAAGTAAAAAGCAACTTAAAGAAATCATCGGAGAAGAACTGGAGAAAGTTAGGGAAAATGTAAGGCCTGATGTTTTGCGCACCCAGAAGATGATGGACACAAGAGGAATCACAAAGTTGGTTGCTGCAAAAATTAATACGTGGCAAGAATTACAAGGGTTTCTTGCGGGTATGCTACAAAATGTACAAGTCAAAGACAACCAAAAAACAATGGTCCTAAGAAAGCTTTTAAGACAACTCCAAGGCCAGGGCGGTGGAAGTGCCCCAGGCACGGACGCGCCAGCACCAGAACAAGGAGCAGCAGAATAATGGCAACAGTATATGAAATAGTTCAAGGACTCTCGCAAGCCGCGGCAAACGCATACGACGGCGCCCACAACGACGATGGTGAACTAGTAGAGGTGGGTTTACGACGCGAGGACGGAGATCCAATCCTTGATAAAAGAGTTATGGACGGGTTTAATGTTAGATTCACCGGCAACATGATGTGCCTAACATACCAATCAGAAATACAACTAAAAGAAGTTTATGCTAAGGGATTTGAGAACGAAATCAACCAGAGACTGGCAGACATTACCTCTTTCCTCAAGAAAGAGTATAGAAAAATTAATGGAGAGTCGGTTCAACTTACCTTAGAGGGAGAGACTGACATCAGCGCAGAGAGTGTATCTCGCCATCGTTCTTGGGTAATGGCGCGCCAACACTATAAGATTGGCGGTATAGATAAAGAACAGAGAATTGACGAAGAGTCCAAAGATCGATTGGATAGTGGCTGGAAGTCGTTTCTTGAATTAGGCGGCTGGGATGGCTCTGGCGGAAAGCGACCAAAGAACGATAAGAGACCAAAGAATTCGGGGGAATAATTGATGAATATTTCTCGCTCCGATTTATATCGAATTATTCTTGAAGAATATGCGAAAGAAGAAGGGATTGGTTTATCCGAAAGCAAAGCGGACGAACTACTCAGATATATAAAAGGTGGCCCAAAGCCGGATTGGATAGATGACGAAAGAGAGGCCCCAGATCCTCCAGAGGTACCGGCAGCTAAAGAGCCTGCTGGTGAAACAATTCCAATGCCAAGAGGTGAGGAATCGCTTGTAGATCAAATTAGTGCATTGGTGCAAGGTATGGATCCAGAGCAAGTTTCAGAGCTTTTTCAAGCAGTATTTGCGCAGATTCCTGGTGTTGAAATGGGCCCCGCTGAAGAGGAGCCAGAGACTCTTTATTCTCCTGGAGCAGAAGGCCGGCCACAAGTTGGCTTTAAACTTGAAGAGCTGATGGATCTTATCCGGGAAGTATTAGCAGAAGATGTATGAGCTTTCAACTAGACAAGAAACAGAGAGTCAAAGAAATATTGAGGTGCGGTAAAGACCCATCTTACTTTCTTAATAATTATGCCCGTATATCTCACCCGATGCACGGGTTGATTCTTTTTGACACATATGGGTTCCAAGATGATCTTTTGAAAGATTTCAATGATTATCGGTTTAATGTTATTTTAAAAGCACGCCAACTTGGAATATCAACGATTACTGCTGGATATATTGTTTGGATGATGCTTTTTCATCGCGACAAGGCCATCCTTGTTATGGCAACAAAGTTTGCAACAGCAGGAAACTTGGTTAAAAAAGTCAAAAATATCATGCGTAACATTCCCGATTGGCTAAAGATTGCAACAATTACAGTTGACAATAGGACTTCATTTGAATTATCCAATGGCTCATCTATCAAGGCTGCCTCCACATCAGGGGATGCCGGCCGCTCAGAGGCACTTTCGCTTTTGGTTCTTGATGAGGCAGCTCACATTGAAGGCCTTGAAGAATTGTGGACAGGTCTATATCCCACACTGTCAACTGGTGGTCGCTGCATTGCGCTGTCTACACCAAACGGTGTTGGTAACTGGTTCCATAAGACTTGCACGGATGCTGACAGCGGCATTAATAACTTTAATTTAACCACGCTACCTTGGGACGTTCATCCTGACAGGGGAGAGGAGTGGTACAAAAAAGAAACTAAGAACATGTCAAAGCGTCAAATTGCACAGGAGCTTGAATGTAATTTCAATACATCTGGAGAAACTGTAATCGATCCTGAATGTATGGAGTGGTTGTTATCTAATATATGTGAACCAAAGCACAGAACAGCTTTTGATAGAAATTTTTGGATTTGGGAGGAGTTTGATCCAACTTGCAATTACCTAATGGTAGCTGATGTGGCCCGTGGTGACGGAGCAGACTATTCTACTTTTCATATTATAAAATTAGAAACTCTAGAAGTTGTGGGAGAATACCAAGGAAAGCCAACATTAGATATGTTTGCCAATCTGCTAAATCAGGTTGGTAGAGAATTTGGTGGCTGTATGCTTGTCGTAGAGAACAACAATGTTGGATACTCTGTGCTTGATAAATTAATAGAGTTCGGATACCCAAACCTATATCATTCAGTTAAATCAACTCATGAATACATAGAGCAGCATCAAGCAGAAATGCGCAATAGCGCCGTCCCAGGTTTTACAACGTCAATGAAGACGCGTCCTCTTATAGTAGCGAAATTAGAAGAGTTTATAAGAAACAAACTAATTAAGGTATATTCTACTCGGACAATCAATGAGTTGAAAACATTTATTTGGAGAAACGGAAAACCACAAGCAATGAAAGGCTATCATGATGATTTGATTATGGCGTTAGCTATAGCGTGCTGGGTCAGAGATACAGCACTCCAAGCAAATGCTAGAGAACTTAATTATCAAAAAGCTTTTATAGGGGCGATTAGAACATCAAAAACAACCCTAAACACGAGAATTTCAGGGCAACATGGCTACAAAAAAGATAACGCATTTGATAAAATGACAGAAACTAAAAAAATGTACGAACAGTATAAGTGGATTATAAAGTGAGAAACTAAATGGCAGGCAACGACAGAAACCCAGCAAATCAAGAATCAAGATTATTTAAGGCCTTAACAAGACTTTTTTCTGGCCCAATTGTAAACTATCGATCACAAACCGGTAGGCGTATTAGAAGACAACATCTCGATAAATTTGCATCTAGATTTAGAACAACGTCCGGCCAGCAGTTTAAAAAGACCCTTCATAATCCGCTAGATAACTTAGCAGCCAATGCAATTGCAAATCAAAGAAGAGGTGAGCGATACGTAGACTTTGATCAGATGGAGTACACTCCAGAGATAGCATCCACAATTGATATATATGCTGATGAGATGACCACTTATTCTGATTTAAGGCCGATGCTCAATATTAAATGTCCTAATGAAGAAATTAAAGCAGTACTTTCTATTTTGTATGAAAACATCTTAAACGTTCAATACAACATGTTTGGTTGGGCGAGAACAATGTGCAAGTATGGAGACTTTTTCCTATACTTGGATGTAGATGAAAAATATGGAGTCAAGTCAGTTATCTCCTTGCCAGTCGGAGAAATCGAAAGATTAGAGGGACAAGACTCAACTAATCCAAACTATCTTCAATATCAGTGGAATTCTGCCGGCATGACTTTTGAGAATTGGCAGATTGCCCACTTTCGTATTTTGGGTAATGATAAGTATGCGCCGTATGGTACTTCTATTCTTGAGCCGGCCCGCCGCATATGGCGTCAGCTTACACTTATGGAAGATGCGATGATGGCATATCGTGTTATCCGCTCCTCTGAGCGTCGTGTTTTTAAGATTGATGTTGGAGCAATTCCCCCCCAAGAAGTTGAACAGTATATGGAAAAGATTGTATCGCAACTGAAAAGACATTCTGTTGTAGATCCGGATAGTGGAAGGATTGATTTAAGATACAACCCTATGTCGATCGAAGAAGATTATTTCATTCCAGTAAGACAGGGTTCCGCTACAGCAATAGAGTCACTAGCTGGTGCACAAAACATTACTGCGATTGATGACATCAAATATCTCCGCGATAAATTATTCTCTGCGTTAAAGATTCCCCAAGCTTATCTTACGATGGGCGAGGGTGCCGAAGAAGATAAGACTACGCTAGCACAGAAAGACATTCGGTTTGCGAGAACAATACAAAGACTACAAAGAGTTATTATTTCGGAGCTTACTAAAATTGGGATTATCCATCTTTATACTCTTGGTTTCCGAGGTGATGATTTGTTGGCGTTTGAGTTGGCGTTAAACAATCCGTCGAAGATTGCCGAGCTTCAAGAACTTGAGCACTGGAAGCAAAAATTTGATATCGCAGCTTCTGCTACCGAAGGATATTTTTCTCGCAGATGGGTTGCAGAAAGAGTATTTGGAATGTCTCACGAAGAGTTTATGCGTAATCAGCGTGAAATGTATTACGATCGTAAACATGATGCATCACTTCAGCAAGTGGCAGAAGCGGCCGCAGCAGGTGAGACTGCCGGCGCCCTCGGAGGCGATCTGGGTGGAGACTTGGGCGGTGATCTTGGTGGCGATCTTGGGGGCGATCTTGGCGGTGATCTGGGTGGTCCTGCAGAAATGCCTGCCGGTGATGCTGGTGGTGATGAGGGTGGAGGAGAAGATTCAGCCCTGCTCGCAGCACCTCCTGGCTCACGTAACGCACCAAGACTTACGCCGGGAGCAAAAGGTAAAAAATACCACCCAGTTAAAGTTGACAAAAGGCAATCCGGCGCACGCACTCGATCATACGCCTCGAAACATTCAGCCGAGAAAAGTAGCGCAACAATAAGAAATGTTATCCCTGGATATAGTGATTTAAGGTCAATCACAAGCGCAGATGGTATGTCGGCAGGTATTTATGAACAAGAGCAACCTACTTATAGTTTAGAGGAAGGCTCTGAAGAAGAGAAGATTTTCTCTATTAACGAATCAGTAAGAAGTCTGATTCTTGGCTTAGAGACTAAAACGGAGCAAGAAAGTGAAAGTGAAGCACAATAAGAAACGAAACACAGCATTTGTATATGAGGCGCTTATTCGAGAAGCAACTGTTTCAATCCTGAAAGGAGATCATGAGAAAAAAGAAAAGGTAATTTCTGTAATTAAGAAACATTTCACCCCTTCATCATTGTTAAGAAAAGATTTAGAATGTTACCGTTCATTGTATGAAAATCAAAATATAGACAGGTTTCATTCCGAAAAGATTATCAGGGAGGCCAAGATCGCTAGTCGCCTAATAGATCCTAACGGGCTGTTTAAAGCGCAAACTGAATTGATTGATGATATAAATAAAGAAATTTCCCCTTCGGTATTTGGAAATTATGTTCCAAACTACAAAACGCTGGCAACAATCGCACAAATATTTTCTAAAAATGTTTCTCCAAAAAAGAAAGTTATGCTTGAAAGTTTAGTGGCAGAGAATATGGCAAAAGATATTGAAAGAAAAGTTGAAGTTGAAGAAGTGGACAATCTGGTGTATAAAACTTTTATAAAGAAATTCAACGAAAAGTATGACGAGAAGCTTTTAAAAGAACAAAAAGATTTGCTGAACTATTATGTTTCATCCTTTTCGGACAATGCTTTAGAATTGAAAATATTTTTAAACGAAGAAATTCCACGCCTTAGAGAACAATTGGAAAACTCACTGGAAACAGAAGAGTTATCAAGTGACAGTGAGATGCAGGAAAAAACAAAAGAGATAATCGGTCGTTTAGCTTCCTTTTCTAGAGAGCAAATTAGCGAGAGTCTGCTGTTAACTGTCTTAAGAACACAAAAACTAGTAAAGGAAATCAACACAAATGGCGATAACAGTTAGAGTTGGCACTGGGGCACAGCAGAAAAAAGTAGTATTAGAACTTGATGTTAGAAAGAGTGTCGCTGGTGATCTTATGATTTTTGATCACGGGGATATAGATATTGTTTTATCTCCAGCAAACAACAAGGTGGTTGCATTTCCAAAAGAAGTTATGAATGATTTGGTTTATGGTGCACAGAACAGGCTGTTCACTCACCTTCAAAAGAAGGGTCTTGTAATACCAGAATCTATTCAAGCCGGCTCTTTTTACGGCTCGTTTGAGGGAACACTACAAACAGCAGCCAGTCAAGATGTAAGTGCTCCTAAACTAGCACTTATTAATATCTCAAAATTTATTGACGAAGAGCGTCCATATTTCGAGGCTGTTGAGGCTATAATAGCAATGGATGATGACTCTCTTATTCATCCGAATAAGGAAGATTCAACGGAACTTGGGGAGGTTCCACAAGCCGCAGAGAAGGGTTCTATGCGGCCCAGCTACATCAGAGACCCTTACTCAATGAACTTCATGTACACACTTTAGAGGATTTAATGGAGCTTATATATTTTGTTTTGGCAGCCTATGGGCTTACGCAGATTTTAGTTTATAGTGATTTGCCAATACTGAGCCGTTTACGGCCATCAAAAGAATTTCTTGGAGGATACGGAAAGGTATTTCATTGTCCAATGTGCATGGGTTTCCATGTCGGTTGGTTTTTAATGCTGCTTTCTCCGTTTACGGAACTATTTAGTTTTGATGTAACTGTTGCCAATTTTTTTATTTTGGGGTGGTTATCTTCCGGAACATCTTATATATTTAATATGATTTTTGGAGACGAAGGAATTAAACATGAACATAGACATTTGGACACAAAAGTGGATGCTTCAGCCAGTCCGACACTGCTGTAAAGGATCTTAGCTACGATGAGTAGAAATCAGAAATTAATAGAGAAATTTCTTGTCAAGGAATTTAAAAAATTTCCTCATGCAGATTTGCTTGAGGAAGGAATTTTAGATCGTATGGGCGCCCGAGTTGCCGGCGCTTTTTCAAAAGGGCTCTCTGGAGACGAAAGCCGCTCTATTGCAAAAAAGGTGCAACGCATAATTAACACCCATAGAGTTGAGATGGAATCCGACTTTGCAAAACTAGACATCACGGACACGCCTGCAGTTGAGCAAGTCTTGGATGCAATGCGAAAAATGGAAAACGCAGCCAAGCAGTATCTTGGTGGAGAAAAGGCACGCTCTGGAGGCTATGTTACAAAACAGGGCGATGCGGCGCCACCAATAGATACAGATAACGATGGCAAACCAGATGCCCAAGATACTGATGGTGATGGAAAGCCAGAGGTTTTTGACACCGATGGCGACGGCCAGATTGATGCGCAAGACACCAATAACGATGGTAAGCCAGATGCAGGTGGCTCAACAGTGAATGTTTTCAAGGGAAAAGGTGGAAAAGGTTTGCAAAGCACATTAGATAAGCTTAAGCTTGATCCTGCTGTCCGCAACGCAGTGCTTAAAAGTGTTGCAGCGCAGCTAAAGTCACAAGGCGTAAATGTGCTTGAAGAAGAAGATTTTGAAGAAATGGCAAATGCACGCCAAGCTAGACGCCCACGTCAACCACGACGTCAAAATCGAGCGCCGGGTATCGAAGACATGCTCGGTGGTCCCGAGAGCGTAGAAGCAGATAAGCAGGCAGCAGCGATTGGCGACAAGGCTAAAAACGTTACTCCTACAATGCCCGTCGGATCGAAGCCTCCTGTTAGAAAACCAAATCAAGCAAAATCAGGTGGCCCTACTATAACTTTAAGTGGCAAAGATGGAATCCAATCTGCACTAAACAAAGCAGGGATAAAAGGAACTCAACAAAGCCAAATAGTAAAAGCCATACAAGCTTGGGCCAAGTCTTCAAATTTGGAAATTAACGAAAGTCAGCTTTTGAAAGATTTGAGCGAAGAGCTTTTAGTGGAGAGTAGATTTGATCGATGGCGTAAAATTGCAGGTTTATTAAGGAGTTAATGTGATGTCTAAGGTTCTTTTAAGAGAGTATTACGAATTATGTGAGGGCGGCGTTTGCCAAGACCTTTTAACTGAAGAAGAGAAAAGATTTGTTGCAAACGGTGGTATGATGCTTACTGGCAAACTTCAAGAGGGTGGAGTAGTGAACGGCAACGGTAGAGTATACCCACCACAAGTATTGACAAGAGAAGTAAAGAATTATCAAAAACTTGTAAAAGAGAGACGAGCACTTGGCGAGCTGGATCACCCAGATGACTCAGTGATTAACTTAAAAAATGCTTCACATATGGTTACTCACATATGGATGGAAGGCAACACAGTAATGGGTAAAGTCAAAGTACTAAACACACCGTCAGGAAAGATTCTACAAGAGCTTGTAAATGATGGAGTAAAGCTGGGTATCTCCTCTCGCGGAATGGGCTCCGTAAGCGAAAACAATGGCCAAACAATAGTTGAAGATGACTTCCAATTAATTTGTTTTGACTTTGTTTCTGAGCCTTCTACTCCAAATGCTTTTATGATGAAAGAAGCTAAAGATTTAACAATGCCGAATATTATAACAAAAGCAGATCGGATTAACAGACTAATAAATGAGGTTTTAGATGAATAAAGCAGACTTGAAAAAATTAATCAAGCCGCTGGTTAAAGAATGTATTAATGAAGTCCTTATCGAAGAAGGGCTTCTTTCTAATGTTGTTGCGGAAGTCGCACGCGGAATGCAGACAGGACTAGTCGTGGAACAAACCACTCAAAGTCTTAAGCCATCGACGCGGCCATCAAACAAAGAGACAACTAGAAAAGTGAACGAACACCGAGAAAAACTTATGAAATCGATTGGTGCGGATGCCTATAACGGTGTTGATCTTTTTGAAGGAACAAATCCCCTAACAACACATGATGTGTCAGAACCCAAACCAGGACAAGTAGATTTGGGAAGTCCGGTAGATCCGGGAGTTGATATTAGTTCCCTTGTGGGTGGCGCATCCAGAATGTGGGATGCAATGAAGTGAAGAGAGAATTATGAAGAAGCCGAGCAACGTTGTAGTTAGATCAAAAGAATGCAAGAACAATCACGAAAGAATGATTCGTAGATTTATTAAAAAGTGCAAAAAAGAAAAAATCATAGAACAAGTTAAGGAAAGAAGGTATTATAAAAAGCCTTCAGTAGCAAAGAAAGAAAAGCAGAAGAGAGCCCAGCGCTTGCGTTTGCGAGAACAACAAAAACGCATAAGAGCGCAAGAAAGGCGCAATAGAAAGAAAAGGTGACTATTTACAATGAATGTATTTAAATTAGGAGAATTTTGATGTCGACATTTAAACATAACAGTTGGGGAAGAACCCGCGGCCCCAAAAGTCTGATCAACACCAATGGCGTTGATGTGGAAGTCATCGAATCTAGCGCTATGGTGAACGATCCGGTTGGTGTCGGTTTCGCAACCGAAAATCAGAGATACCTGCACATTCTGGTTGGAAATGGTTCTGCCAACGACGCGTCCGCCGGCGTACGGACCGTTACAGCATATGGATACAATCATGCATTTCAAAGGTGGTTTCCTCTGTTAGATATAACAGGCACAGCTGTAGCAGTCACAGCGCCAGACAATAACGGCGTCGAAGCGCTAGCCGGCCGCAAAGCTCAAACGTTTGAAATAGATGGTGTAGACAGAGTTTGCTTTGTTGGTACCGCGGCCGACGTGGTATGCTGGGCAGCTTGTAGTACATTTTAAGGAGAGACTATGGCGAAGTTCGGTTGGGCATATGTAGACTGCGATGAAATTACTCCGGGTTCGGGTTCCTTTGGTCCTCCGCACTCAATTCAGTTTGTAACCGAATCTGGTGGCCCAACCACCGGGTCAGCTTTTCTTACGTACTATACTAGTTCCCACACCGGCCTTGGTCGTGATGGGCACACTCTATACCTTACAGGCACATTAATTGTCACCGGTGCTATATCAGCTAGCAGTTATCATATTGCGAATATAACTCAGATTGGTACCACAGGCTCTACAATGTTTGGTAACACAAACGATGATGTACATATTCGTACCGGTAGCCTAACAGTATCAAAGGAGGGCTTCGGCACAGCCGACTATATCCTCAGTGCTTCTACGCATGATGAGTCTGTAAGGGTGCGAGGCTTTGGAGGAGAATACAAACAAGTACTAGGATCTACGTCTTATGTTGTTCAATCCAAAGACTATATCATCGGTATTCTTGAACCAAACACAGTAACTGTTACCTTACCCGGTCCATCAGGTTCGAACACTGGACGCCTCATTATAGTTAAGGATGAGTACATAACCGATGGGGTGCAAGTAGGAACAGGTCGAAAAACCGGCAGTATTTTGGTTACCGGCTCGCTAGATAGTTCATACATTGATGGCGAAGTTTCCTACACAATGACGGGCACACTTCCGGCAATTAACCTTTATTCTAATGGAAGCAATTGGTTCGTCTTCTAATTAAAGTAGTGGGAGACGATATAGAATGGCTTACAATGTAATCTCCGGTTCGATCCTGGCGGCTCAAATATATAGCCCGATGTCAGGCACTGTGATTGAAAACATAGTGTCTGGTAATTTGAGCACATCTAACGGCGAATCGATTATCAATGTACCTAGATTATCTAATGCCACGAACAACGCCCTAATAACAAATGTTGGTGGTGATGCCAACGATATCACATGTGAGTCAAATTTGACATT